ATAAACAACGGTGATGATTGTGTGTTGCTGGTTGAACGTGATAGGTTGGCACATGTAACCCATGAATGTGCCCCATGGTTTATTCGCATGGGGTTTAACATGAAGTTTGAGGGCGACATAGCTTATCGAATTGAACATATAACGTTCTGCCAACTACGTCCCGTTCGTACGCCGACTGGTTACACCATGGTTCGAGACCTGAAGAGTATCGTTAAGGATGCTGCCAGTTTGCAACCCAACATCGACGGCGTTTATGCCTGGATGGGGGCCGTCGGTGAGTGTGGTTTGGCACTTGCTGGTGACATCCCAGTTTACGGGGCGATTTATGCGGCATATTGCCGCCACGGTTCGGCCGGTCGTGTAAGGAATCACAACAATTTCCGAAACACGGGTATGGCCATTGCTAGCCGTGGTATGAATCGTTTTGCCAATGGCCCGGTGGCGGACATTACCAGGGTGAGTTATTATCTTGCGTTTGGTATTAGTCCTACCCACCAGGTAATCATTGAAAACCGCTTCAATGAGTTGGTTGCTGGGAGTGATGCGTCTCCGTTTACACTCCACCATTTGCCCAAAGGGATTACTATTTAATTATAAAATTTCACGGAAATACACCGTTTATCAAGTATTATGGCTAAGACTAAAGCTACCTCAAAGGGTGGCCAAAACGCTTCTATCCAGAGCCTTAACAGTCGTGTAGACCGCATCATGAAGATGATACCCAAGGGTACATTTAGTAATGTTGGTACTGCGGCTGGAATGGCTGCTGGTGGCCCTGCTGGGGCCACCATTGGACGTGTCATTGGATCAGGGCTGTCTGCAATCACTGGTTACGGAGATTATGAGGTTAGCATGAACACCCTTAACAGGGTTTCCACTTCGGTGGACATGGTCCCTGCTTTCGTACGTAACGACCATAGTGTCCGGGTGACTCATCGTGAGTTTGTCCGGGACTTGGTTGTGCCTGATGACCCTTCGGGGTTCGTCAACGCAACGGAACGAATCAACCCCACCAATTCTCTCCTTTTCCCGTGGTTGGCTTCTATGGCACGCCAGTACCAACAGTATCGCATTCATGGTATGATTGTGGAGTACAAGTCTATGAGCAGTGACTATGCAGCATCCGGCCCATTGGGAACCGTCTGCATTGCCACCAATTATAACGTTCTCGACAAGCCATACGCCTCCAAGATTGCACTGGAGAACTCTGAGTTTGCTGTTTCATGCAAGCCCAGTATGTCTCTGGTCCACGCCTTGGAGTGTGATCCCAAGGTGACTGGCAGAGACATCCTGTATGTGCGTGATTTGTATGCACAGTCCACTGACACTTCCGACGCGCGTCTTTATGATGCGGGTCTCCTTCAAATCGCTACTGCCGGACTACCTGGTACCCCTGGGTCAACCATGGGTGAGATTTGGGTTTCTTATGACATTGAGTTCTATAAGCCCGTCTTGCCCGTGGGCGTCTCGACACCCACTCTTCCCGGGTTCGCGCTTACTTCTCAGCGTGACGGGAGCCAGAGTGTCGAGAACGGTGCTATTACCGCAATTGGCATTAACCAGGGCACTTCTGCCCTTGTTAACGACGAAGTGCGTAACATTTACAAGAGTAACGGGGCAAGCCCGACACTCAGTGGTGACGCTGGTCTATATGGGACGGCATTTACCATCAACGCTACCGGTCAGGTGCAGTTCCTCCGCAATGGATTGTACCAGTTCCGTTGGGCGCTTTATGGGTCTCCCACGACAACCAACAACCGTGTCTCTGTAACCAGCTTCGTGCCTTCCAACACTACAGCAGTGTTTGCCGAGGCTGGTTCCTCTGGCACGATTTCAACCACCACCAATGTTAATGTTACTCCACATTTTATCGGCACTTCCGGAACCAACGTTCAGTTGGCTGTTGCGGATTGCACCGTTGTCATCCAGGGCATGCCGGATGGCGAGAATGCTTACATTAATTGTCCCGAGTTTACTACCAACAATGGTGCCCTTGCAGGGGTTACTATCAACACATTTAATCTTATGTGGATCCAGGAGACGCCTGCTAGTATCCTTGTAGAGTAGATTGGTATCATTCGGTACCACACCAACATGCCCATTGTGTTAGTGGATTTTGGTTTTCACAACATTGGGTTTGGGAGTGTGGTATGGGGCAAAGCAGATTTTAGAGACAAAACAAGTATCCGAGTCACAGCAAAACAACCACATATTGCGTTGGGGCGATGTTGGCGGGTTGGTCACCCCCCTACATGCCAACGAGCTTTTGCTTGTTAGTGTGTTGCCAACACGCGCAATAGGTGCTTGATATTATGTGACAGAGAGACTACAAAAGATATATATACACTTCTAGTCATATTGATATTATGGTTTATTACACTCGGTCATACGGGAAAAATTCGAGGTCTACGGACCTGTATAAAAATGGGTTATTTGGAGCTTACCAGGGTAAAATGGTAAACTATGAAGAATGACCAAGTATCTTAGCC